TTGATGGCACCCCGCCACAGCTAAGCGAGGCGAAAATCCTGTTGTACAAGCGGGCGGTTTACGGCCTTGCTCATGCCGAGCTGCTGCCGGAATTCGCTACTCAGGACAGACGCAGTGAGGGCGAGAACGCCGCCACTGACGACCCGCAGCAAAGTCAGCGCTTTAAGGCGCAGAGTAACCGGGATATCCGCCGCCTGCTTGGTAAGAGCGATAACGGGATAGCGTCCATATGAGTGAAACCGCCTACAACAAAACCAAGCTGGAGCACCTGACGGAATACATTGTCAGCCATCTGAATTCCAGTGTGCTGGATAACAAGATAGATGCCTGGCAGGAAAACGGCTCCATAGTGCCAAGCGGTGAAGACCGGGGCAACGGCGGTTATATCGCCTGTTACTGGCGCTACAACGCGGTGATCCATGTAGAGGAATTCCCACACCAGTTGTTAGACCCGCGCAGCCTGTTGGCATTGGTGGCCTGTTGGCTCAGTGACCATGAAGACGAACGTAACGAGCAGGAGCTGGACGACCCGACGCTATCAGTAGACATCATCAGCCATGAAGCGGCCGATGTCGGCATAGAGCTGGAACTGATGGAGCCGATTGAGTTGATACCTGATCCTGCCGGGATTATTACCTGGCGTGGCGAGCCCTACCGGGTGCAAGCGGTAGAGATCTACACCGCTGAAGAGGCGCAAGTGAGTAATGCAGCCGCAGATTAACGTTAACAAACGCGATGTGCTCAACCTGCAGGAAAAGCTGGCCATGCTGGCAATGCCGCCGAAAAAGCGCATCTGGATGCTAAAGGCGCTGGGCCGCTGGGAAAAAGCCAACGTTCGCCAGCGTATTCGCCAGCAAAAGGACATTCATGGCAAAGCGCTGGAGCCAAAGAAGGGCAAAAAGCGCGGCAAGGTGATGCGGCGTATGGCTAAGGGGCTAACCCCTTATGTGCGTGGTGGTAAAGAGTTGGATCTGACCTGGGGCAATAAGCTTACCGCCAGGATAGCCGCCCGGCACCACCTGGGCCAGAAGCAGAAGATGACCAAGCGTCAGATGCAAAAGCGCTGGGGTACGCCTGATTACACCAAGCCCTGTACCAGAGGGCAGGCACGGAAGCTTCGTGAACTCGGCTACACAGTACCAAAGAAAAAGGGCAAAGGCCGCAAGAAACCGAGCCTGCGCCAATTGATGGAAAGCATCACCCACGGGCAAGCCGGGCAGCTAATACGTGACCTGAGCAATCAGCCTACCGTTGCCGCCTGGGACATTCCGCTGAAGGAGCGGCAGATATTGGGTAGTAACGAACGTGAAGTAAACCGAGAGCTTGTTCAGATTTTTGAGCAGGCCAGACAGAGGAAATAACCAATGGCAACCGGAAAGGTAGAGGTCAACAACCTCAATTTAGGGCAAGGCGGAGTTCCTGAGATTGAACGCCATCTGCTCTTTATCGGGCGCACCGACAAAGCAGAGCTGCAGGGCAAGGTGACCCGCATTAACAACGTCACCAACCTGGATGAAGTGGTCGCAGATGATGCGCTGGGCGCTAACGTCATCGCCGCCCAGCTAAACGGCAAACAGAACTGGACCGGCGCTATCTTCGGTCTGGCGAACGGCGACACCTGGCAGGAAGCGGTCGATACCGCCAATCTGACCGACTCGTTCGAAGGTATCTGTATTGTTGATGAAGTAGCAGACAAAGCCGAGTTTGATGTTATGCAGGCCAAGGCTAACGAGCTAACCAGTAAGTTAGGCCGCTGGGTATTTATCCTGGCTGCATGCCCGGGTATTACGGCAGAGGGTGAAGGCGCGCAAACCTGGTCAGACTATGAAACCGCCATGCTGGAACTAGTGAACGGCGTGGCCGCTAACTTAGTTGTGGCAGTACCGCAGCTTAACGGCAATAACCTAGGCGTACTGGCTGGCCGCTTGTGTGACCGTGCAGTGACTGTTGCCGACAGCCCGATGCGGGTAGCAACTGGCAACGTACTCGGCCTTGGTGATATGCCGGTAGACAGTGCCGGTAAAACTCTGGAAATGAGCACCATTGGCACTCTGGCCGAAGCCCGTTACTCACTGCCGCAGTGGTACGCCGATTTTGAAGGCATCTACTGGACAGACGGCAGCACACTGGAAACCAAAGGCGGTGATTACCAGTATCTGGAGTATGTCCGCCCGGTGCACAAGCTAAACCGCCGAGTTCGGGTGAAGGCTATCCGTCGTGTGGCTGACCGTATCCTGAATTCGACTCCGGCCAGTATCGAGCTTAACCGCACCTACTTCGCCCAGGATATGCGCCAGATGTCGAAAACCACCGAGATCGGCGGCATCACCTTCCCTGGTGAAATCATGAAGCCGGAAGACGGCGATGTCACTATCCAGTGGATGACCAAAACCAAGGTCAATATCGGCCTGATGGTGCGCCCGCACAACTGTCCGAAACATATCGTGGTGAACATCGCGCTTGATCTCTCTAACCCGGCTGACTCGGAGACGTAATTTATGAGCATGCGTATTTCTGGCAAGAACATGCACTTTTCACTGGGCGACTTCAAGCTGAAGGCTAACAAGGTAACCCTTTCAATAACCGATAACTCAGCCACTAATAAGACCAACGGTGTACCGGATGGTTATGTGGATGGCGATGTCGAAGCCAGCGGTGAAATGGAGCTGACCACCCAGCAATTCAACATCGTGAGCAAGGCAGCAAAGCAGGCCGGTTCATGGCGTGCCCTGCCTGAGTTCGATGGCTTGTTCTACGGCAAGATCGACAAAGACGAGCTGAAAGTTGAAGCATATGGTTGTCGTATCAAGATTTCTGACCTGCTTGATATTGATAGCAACGGCGGCAGCGCTCTGCTGCACAAACTGCCATTCGAAGTCACCAGCCCGGATTTTGTCAGCATCAACGGTGTGCCTTACCTGCGCCCGGATGAAACCGAAGACCTGGTGCAATAGTAAGGAGCCCGGATGACCGATGCTATCGACCACGCCTGCAGTGTTGAAGCCAAATTCACAGAAATGGCTGTGTCAGCCCAACTTAAACGGGCTAAGCAAAGTACCGCGCAGAAAAGTGAACAGTTCTGCCGTGAGTGCGGAGATGAAATTCCACAGGCAAGGCGCAACGCCGTTCCGTGCTGCAAGTACTGCATTGAGTGTCAGGAAATAATTGATAAGGGGATGCTGTGAGCAAGCATAAAGCAACAAGCCGAGAAGAATTTATCCGCCGCTGGCCGAACTTCACACCGGAAGAGTTCGCCTGTAAATGCGGCCAGTGTGGCCCACAAAGTGGCCTGAATATGGATCCGGACACCATGGATAACCTGCAGGACCTGCGCTTTGACGTGGATTTCCCGTTCGTTATCACCAGTGGCTACCGCTGCCCGAATCACCCGGAAGAGAAAAAGAAGTCTGAGCCTGGTGCCCATGCACAAGGCAAAGCCGCAGATATTGCTGTCTCCGGTGGCCGTGCCCTGAGCCTGATCTGTGCTGCGCAAATCTACCGCTTTACCGGTATTGGCGTAATGCAGCGCGGCAAACACCGTTTCATTCACCTGGACGATATGGAAGCGGCCGCAAACCGCCCGCGTCCCTGGATTTGGAGTTACTAACCATGAGCTTTTTAACCGGACTGGTCGGCAAGACCTTATTAGAAATCCTCAAAGGCCTGCTTATGCAGGTGGCCTGGAAAGTAGTGCTGGAGCGTTTCGCCACGCGCACGGTGATCTGGGGGCTGGAAAAACTGCGCGACCTGAGCAGCAACGATGTGGTTCAGGAAACCGTTGATGACGTGATCTATTCACTGCGCGGTAAACGCCTGAAAGAGATTGAGCAAAGGGAGTAGCTATGGACCCGAACTGGCTGGTTGCCGGAGTCGCTGTAGCAACCCTGTTCGTTACTTTGCTCAGCGTATTGATCGGTAAGTTCTTCAACCTGTCGAAAGAGCTTGCCGACTACAAAACCCATGTGGCGGAGACCTTCGCCACAAAAGAAGAAGTTAAGGACGGTTTCGAACGGCTGGAACGTCAGCTGGAAACCGGACTGACCCGAATTTACGACACATTGAAGCGAGAGACAGCATGAAACAAGACAAGAAGGTAATTGTACTTACCGTAGGTGCAACAGCCCTTTCCTTTGCCCCGACAGAAGTCGAATACAACGACTATATGAACGAGCTGATGCCGGATAACAAGGTGGCACCGGCGCATAACTTCCTGTTTAACACTGTTGTGGAAGATAGCAAGCATGACCTGCGCGAAATCACCAGTAGCAATCCGGGTGCTGCAGTGCAGATAGCCGCGTCTGTGATGGAAGAGTACGCACCGAAGCTGGAAATCAAAGTAAAAAAATAGATGCCCTTGTCGATGCGATAGGCCGTAACGACCTGGAAAAGATGCTTGCCTGGCGGCGTAAATGGTTGCCCGGCGAGCAGGATACCGAAGCGAACCTGGCAAGGGCGGTTTGGTTAGAGCAGCAGTATTGGGAAAACATGACCTCCGCTATGAATAACGGCGTGGGCAAAGCCTTTGGTGGTTAAGGAGCAAAATGTTACCGGAAGCACTTAGATTTCAAGTTGGCCTTGTTGACCAGATATCCAAACCTCTGGGCAATATTCAGCGCCAGTTGAATGATGTCACCAACACCTACCGTCAGGGTACCCATACCATGATGGCCGGTGCCGCTGGCATGGTGGGTGCCGGTTTTGCTCTGCAACAAGCTTTGATGCCAGCTATTGAGATGGACAGGGTTCTGGGTGAAGTGAAATCACTGGGAGTGGCAGATGAGCAGCTTCAGCAGCTCAGTGATACTGCGCTGCAGTTCTCCACCGAATACGGGAAATCTGCCACTGAGTTTGTGGCGGCTTCCTATGATATTCAGTCGGCTATTGCCGGGCTTTCCGGTAATGAGCTGTCCGAGTTTACCCGCGCTTCCGGTGTGCTGGCAGCGGCCACTAAGGCCGATACCGGCACCATAACCAAC